TTAAATCACGATTTTTATCCAATCTTTTCCTCGATCATCATGATATTTATCTGTTTGAATTTGGTTCTTATGACCGAGTAAATCTTTAGTATTTACACCTTGTGCTCTATATAACCTTTCAGATAAAGATCGTTGTTCGTGAAATGTTGCAGGTGTTCCTTCTCCCCAATCAATATCCGTTTTATTTCTCGCCTTTTTAAAGTTAGTCGTTAGCGTATTTGCAGTAACTTGTTCACCACGTTTGGATTGTGAAGTGGTATGAAAGTAATGAATAAGATAAGGACTAATAACCCGATCACGACAACGAGCAACAACATCACGTAATGACATATTTAATTGTTCAGAACGTAGTGATAATGGAATAGCTAATTTAGTACCCGTTTTTTCTTGAGTAATATGCAAATGGTCATCCCAAATATCATTAAACTTCATTGCGGAAATATCACCTAATCGTTGGCCTGTAATAAGTGCAAGTAACATAGCATTGCCCATATAACGATGTTGTTTGTCAGCAATCTCAAATATCTTTTTCCATTCATCAAAATTAAGGCGTTGGCGAGTTACTTTTCGTTTCGGTTGTTTAGTGGCGAGGGCAGGGTTATAACCAGGAGGAACTTCACCTGCATGTTGTGCTTCTTTAAACACATCAATTAAAACAGAACGAATAACTTGTGCCATTCTGTGCTGGCCATTAGATTTATATTCATCAAGAATTTCAGCAATATCTCTGGCATCAACTGCGGGTAATGGTTTCATGGATAAGGCTTGCCTCATTAAATCTACCGGTTTCCTTTTTTGTTTATAAGTATTCGGTTTTATATCACCTTCCTTTAAACGTTCTTCTTGAATAGCCCAGTATTTATCTAACCAAGTATTAACCGTTATTTCCTTACCTTTAATTTTTGCCACCCGATCACCAATAGCCATAACTTGTCGGCTACGTTGTTCCGCTAACCTTGTATTAGCTTCAATAGCGATTGCTTTCGCCTCGGCTTCATTATCACCGAGGGCATGATATTTACCTGTTACAGGATGGCGATAACGCCAATAAACCTTGTTAGCTTTACGACTAAATAAAGGATAAAGATTAGGGATATTGACGTTATTTTTACGAGGTCTGGCAGCCATCTTTGAGGATCCTTTGTAAAATAGGGTTATCGTTATTATTGATAACCGGTGATGTCAAATTACCGACAAGATCGGCATCTTCTCTCACGCGCCAAATGCCACCTTCTTTCCTTGCTGGTGGGTAGAACAGGCCACCACGAGCATATCGTTGTAGCGTTCCTAACTTTGGTGGGCGACTTTTATATCTTTCTTGTGCCCACTCCTCTAAAGTCAACATTTGCATATTTTCTCTCCACACTGTCCGTACACAGTTTAAATAGATATTAGTTAATGCTGGTGGTTATTAGCTTTTTTTCTCTTTATAAAGTTCATTAAAACGACGTAGGAATAGAGCTTTTGCTTGTTGTGGTGTGAGTGGATTAACAACAAAATCACTTGCTGGAATACCTTCAAGCATTAACCAGTTACTACCTACATCGATATCTAAATCACGCTTTTCTGTGGCTAACATCATTAGATCTGCAAAATGAACTTCGTTAGACATAGTTTCAGGTAATCCAAACTTTTTGCGGATCATCTTCTCTATACGCAACTCAATTAATTTATAGTCAGGTAGTAGCTTTTTAAGCGGTGATGGTAGGTCTTTGACATAAGCCTCACTGGAATCATGAAGTAGGGCTTCTAGTGCAAATTCAGGCGCAACTAAATAGCTGGTATATACAGAATGTTGAGCAACAGAATAAAAATTATCAAGTTGTCCATTGAAACGACATTCATTAGAAAGACCACTGGCTATATCTTGAATATCTATATCTTCGAGCCGTACATCGAGATAATAGAAATGTTTATTTGTAGCGGTTGCAATATAAGACATTATTCTCTCCACACAATTTTTAGGTAATAAGATCCCCTCTCGAATTAATCGAGATTAAATTTCCCTGGTGTTGCTAATTAAAAAATAAAAATGAATTTGCACTTCACATAATAAGAAAGGGCACTAGCGGATTGATATAATCCTGATAAGACATTTCATAAATAATGCCAGTACCCTTGCTTATTGAGTTAGTTTTAGTGATTGGTGGTAGGTGCTTATCTCCTACTTTCGGTCTTGTTGTGCAAGTATCCGCGTGGGTTAAGTGTCCACTGCTAATCAGCCTTAGCATTCACCAATCCTAAAACTAACTCTATAAAAATGGCTGACTGAACAGAACATTATCACCATAACCCCTTTTAATGGTAAAAGACTCAACCAGCCATTATTTCTCTTCACACGTTCTCTTCACACATAAAAATCATTTACTTTGGATATGAATAGCGCCTTTGATTCTGTACTCGTCTATTTCAGCATCCAGTTTTGATAATTTATCCACCAGCTCTTCACGTCTTGCGTTTAATTCACCAAGAACTTTTATCGACGACAATTTTTCTTTCATCCATTTAGCAATATCATCATCAGTGAAATTATCTGGCGCTATGATTACTGGTTCGGCGGTGATCGTTTCTCTCTAAAACACACTAAAAATTCAAAATGCTATATGCATAAAATATAGCAATGAGTATTGATAATAGCAAATGCTATTTTTAATTTTTTATTGCCTTTGTTTTATATGTTTGATTATATTGGAAATTAAATCTTTTTAACTACATTTAATACTTTAAAGTATTTTGATTATTTAGAGAGGATATAGCTTGATTTTGATAAATAATATTTGCATTATAGTTAGAAGCTGTATGTATAAACAGTGGTTATGACATATTAAAGGATTATGAAATGGTGGAGATCTTAGAAAGGGTAGGAGTAGGTTCTTATAAAAAGATAGCCGTTAACACGGCAAAATGTGAAGACTATCTTCTAAAATCACGTACTAGAAAAACAATAACACCATGTAAAGTACTTGATGAAATATCAATTAATGGTACACGTGAATCATCAACTGCAAGGAACCCCTGAGCTCCACCTTCAAGGAACTTATAAACAGAAAAAGAGTTACCTATTTGAGCTATTACCAGATCATCTGTACCTGGTTGTAATTGAGTGTCAACTATAGCGATACTGCCCGCAGGGGCTTCCGAACAACCACTATTCTTTTTAAGAATATATGCTTTGTATGATTTTAGAGCCTTACCAACTGGAGATAATATAAATTCCCCTGTAAACCCATTTTCATCCCATACAGGAATCTCTAGAGATCTATCAGCTCTATATTGTGGGGTTGAATTAGGAGATTCCATTTCACCTACTCCATTAGCCAACCAATCAATGTTGACTGCCAAAGCATTAGCTATATCTACTAATTTTGAAGATCCTTTTGCATTGCCATTTACCAATCTCCAAATTGTAGGTTGAGCAACTCCAGACGCTTCTGCTAAAGCAGCCTGCGTCATATTTCCTCTTGATTTCATCGCTAATTTTAAGCGTTCTGCAATTGTCGTTTTCATGTCACGAAATCTATAAGTTTGAGTATTAAAAATCAAATCGCAATTGCTATTGAATATCTTAATACTCATTGCTATTATTTATTCATCTTTTATACGTTTGAGGTTATTTATGAAAAACCAAGCAATAGAGAAAGCAATCCGCATTGTTGGAAGTCAACAGAAGTTGGCTACCTTATGTGGAGTATCTCAACCTACTGTATGGCGTTGGCTTCATGGTGGTGGAATGGATTCTAAATATGTTGTGAAAGTTGTAAAAGCAACAAGAAACCAAGTTCGTGCTCAAGATATTTATCCTGAATTAAGTGAGTTATTAGCTCAATAGTTACTAATTAATACAATAACAAACCCGTTTAACACAGTTAACTACAAGAATTTTTCAATGGTGGTAGGAAATGAGCAATCAATCAATAAAACAAGTAGTGAAAGAAATGTGTGATGTGACAGCTGGTGGGCGTGAGGCAATGGCGGGGGCATTGGGCATGTCGCTCACTTCATTCAACAACAAATTATATGAAAAAAACGGTTGTCGCTCATTTGATTTAAACGAGCTGTTAGCCATGCAAGATATTTCTAAAACCGTGTTATTTGCTGAGTTCGTTGCACGAGAAAGCGAAATGTTGCTGGTGGAACGTATTAAAGCGGATGAATTGGATGAACCTGAACTGTTTCGTATGCATAGCAAAGTCGGGGCAAAACAAGGTGAGTTGGCTATTTATTTAGAAAAAAGTCTTGAGGATGGCGTTGTTGATTCTCATGAGGAAAAACAGCTTAACGAAATACTCGACAGAGTTATTGCCAGTGGTCGCGCATTTGTTACTGCATTTATCACATTACATAGGAAGAAAAAATAATGATGGGCTTTAAAAAGGGTGAAGCCAAAGGTGTACGGCCTCTGGCTTCGGGTTGCCAATTTCAATTGTGTGAAGAGAAATAAGCATGAGTAGATTAGCGCATTTTATACCTAAAAAGCAATTCCGTTGTTTACCTGTCTCAGGTGGTCAGTCATTTCGCTATGTAGAAATCATAGCGTCTGACGAGCAATCAAACAACTACCCACACAACACGGATTGGGTAGATAGACAGTCACTTAAAAAACCATGGGCTGATTTTTATTTTCTCAGCAAGGAGCGAGGTCATGAGCAATGAGAACCCAAATAACCTTGACCGATATTACCGAAATCCACGAGGGATACTTGTTCATGTTGTTCGTTATGACAGAGAAAAACAGCGCGTCATTTTTATGCTTGATGGCTGTGATGATCCGCAATGCGAACCCGTGCAACGATTTAGAGAGAAGTACACTCGTGTTAAGTAATGAGGTGGCAAGATGAGTTTATTATTACTACAAAGTCGCCCTTTAGTCGTTATTCCTGAATTAGCAGTACGCCTAGGTTTAAATGAGGCAATGTTGTTACAGCAAATTCAATATTGGCTAACTGAAACCACGTCAGGTGTGGAATATGACGGTTCACGTTGGATTTATAACACGGTTGAAGAGTGGAAAAATCAATTTCCATTTTTCTCTGAATCAACGATAAAGCGTGCTTTTACTAATTTGAAAAAGCAGGGTGTTTTACGTATTGAGCAAATCAATAAATCGAATCATGACCGCACAAATTATTATGCCATTAATTACGGTCATCACCTGCTGACCGAAGAGGTCAATATGACCCAATCGAACGGTGATAACTTATCTAATCGAACAGTTCAAAATGACCTTATCGATAAGCGCAAATTGAAACCGTCAAACAGTTCAAAATGCGCTGTTCTGAACGGGTCAAAATGGCCTGATCTTACAGAGAATACAACAGAGATTACTTCAGAGAATACAACAGAGACTAACTCTTCTTGTCAGGTTCCTACTGAACCCGACAACCGTCCTGAAAAATTAGTTTTAAATTATTTTAATCAGATCACAAATTCTAAATACCGTGAAGGAAAAACCACAACGGGTCACATCAAAGCGCGTTTAGCGGAAGGTTTTACTCCTGATGACCTGATGTTAATTATCGATTATCTCACGGCTAAATGGCAGAAAGATCCAAAAATGCAGGATTACTTACGCCCTAAAACGTTATTTATTCCTGAAAATTGCATTGAATATCAAGATAAGGCGATTAAATGGCGAGATGCGGGACGTCCTGAATGTGCTAATGGTCGATGGTTAAAACCTGGAGAAGTGGCCGTCGAGATCAACGCGGTTGAACGTGATGAAACGTTTAGAAAAATGTTCACATCAGGGTGGAAGCCAGAGAATCGCATTCAAACATTAGCTGTCGAGCAAGCAAAGAAAAATGGTCTTGGTCGTATGAGTGAAGTCGCGGGTTTAGCCTCATTTCGTGGTATTTGGAAACAAGCGACAGAGCAAGTTGCCAAGGAGGCTCAGCAATGATTGATTACGCACTGAAATTACAGGAATTAAAAAGCCAATCTGCTCATAAATTAAAGGAAATTGGTGACCAATGGTGTACTCCTGAAAACCTATATTGGGGTATCAATTCACTCTATGGACCTTTCACGCTCGATTTATTTACGGATGAGCAAAACAGCAAATGTCCGCATTTCTACACCGTTGAGGATAATGCGCTTACTCAAGATTGGTCGGAAAAACTGAAAGAAATTGGCGGTTCAGCTTTCGCTAATCCGCCTTATTCGCGTAGTTCATATCATGAAAAACAAGCTATCACGGGTGTTCGACACATTATGGATCATGCATTAGCGATGCGCGAAAAAGGGGGGCGATATGTATTTTTGCTAAAAGTAGCAACATCCGAAACATGGTGGCCAGAAAACGCAGATCATATTTGCTTTATCCGTGGGCGTATCGGGTTTGAAGTCCCCGAATGGTTTATACCATCAAGCCAAGATCAAACCCCAACAGGGGCATTTTTTGCCGGTGCGATTGTTCTATTTGATAAGACATGGGTGGGTAAACGCTTTGATTACATTCAACGTAGCGAACTAGAACAAATCGGTAAGACATGTATTGAACAAGCGAAATGGCTTGTATTGCGAGGTGTTGCATGAAAATCACAGAGCAAATTTTGGCGTTGTACAAAACAGGTGAGTTGGTAGATCGAGATCTTGTTACTCGTGATTTAGATACCACTCAAGGGGGAGCATCTCGCGCGTTAGCTTATCTTCACAATCTAGGTGCATTAACCCAAGTTAGCGAAGAACGACCATTACGTTACAGAGTCATTGAAACAGCTGAAAGTATATATCACGCCATGATTGAAGAGCGTAAATGTGGTGAATCTATTTATCTTGAAAAACTCAATATTCAAAAAGCCAAAAAACGAGGACTTCCCACTCTCAAATGGGTAAAGCATGCCACCTCTAATTTTGCATTAATGGGGAAATTACCCACAGAGCCGTATGACTCATTAGTACGTGCGGTAAGAGGTCCTATTGCTAATAACGCTGATGAAGCGTTGAAAGCTTGGGATAAAAGGGAGATGAACAATGCTCACTAAATACATGCTGTTTGTTGGTTTCTGGTTTGTTGTCATGCTGGCTATTGGGTTGTGGGGGACTTATGCCTGAATTAACCCTAACGTTGCCATTTCCACCCAGTGTTAACGCTTATTGGCGAAATATTAAAGGTAGAACGTTAATTAGTGAAAAAGGACGAAAGTTTCGAATTAACACCATAGCGTCTGTGTATGAGCAGCTAAAACAAAAACCGAAAGCAATTAAAGAAAATGTTTCTGTCCTGGTTCGCTTATATCCTCCGACAAAACAGCGCAGAGACATCGATAACTTTTTAAAAGCCCCCTTTGACGCATTAACCCATGCGGGTATTTGGGAAGATGATCAGCAAGTAAAACACATGGATGTGATGTTAATGGAAGTCGTAAAGGGTGGAAAATTAGAAATTATTATTCGCCCATTTAATAAAAACGTGATGTACGGTCACGAGTAAAAGTGGAGAGAAATAGCATGAATGGATTAATTGTTATTGATGGTTTTCAGGTTCGTAGAGATATCGCGGGTCGTTATTGTTTAAATGATTTACATCGCGTATCAGGGGGAGAAAAACGACACCAACCGTCAAACTGGAGTTCATTAGCTCAAACTAAAGAGTTAATTGATGAAATTTCCACCGCTCCTGAGATCACAGGAGCGCCTATTGTTACCGTGGCTGGTGGATATAACCAAGGCACTTATGTTTGCAAGGAATTAGTGTATGCCTACGCAATGTGGATCAGTGCGTCTTTTCATTTAAAAGTCATTCGTACCTTTGATGCGTTAATGACACAGCAACACCAAGAAAAAATCAGTGATAAAGTGCAAGCCGGGGTGATATTGCTGGAATCCATGTCTAAAAGTTTAAACTTCTCGAATTCATCAAAATTAGGCGCTTATCAAAAATTACAAGTAATGGCGGGATTGCCTGAATTAGCGCCTGTTTATGCGATTGATGCGCCAAATGGGTCTATGGATGGTTCAAGCCGTCCAACAGTCGCTTTATCAACATTGATAAAAAAACATAATTTACCCATTTCTGCACCACAGGCATTTAAGCGGTTAGCCGAACTCGGTATTGTTGAGCGTTTATCACGACCAAGCACGAAAACCGCCAACAAAGTGAAAGAGTTTTGGTCTGTAACGGCTAGAGGTTGTCAGTTTGGGAAGAATATGACAAGCCCGAATAATCCTCGTGAAACACAACCGCACTTTTTTGAGAGTAAAACGGATGAGCTGATCCGTATGGTGATGCTAAATAAACAGGTGAGCGCATGAAATTATTGCTAACACCGTACATTCAAAAAGAGCTTGGCGTTGTTTTGTTTAAGCCTGGTATTGAGTTGCTTGAGCAATTTAAACATCACCGTCGGGTGATTATTAGTGAGGTACCGAAAAGTTTAGATGGTTTGCCCTCAGGCGCGTTAGTCGGCGATGAACAGCCATTGCTGGATAATCAATACATCATTCAATTTTTGAATAGCAAAAAAGTCATTCACACTCTGGATAAATACGCCCCGATGGACTCATGGGTTGCCCGTCATATTCATTGCTGTCAGGTCAATAATGATGAAGATAATTATCACCACCACGAATTAGTGACGACATTCCATGAAGCAGGCGTCATTCGCACATGTTGGTATCACGATAATCATATTCGGCATTCATCCGCTGAATGGGTGGCTGAATTAGCGCGTAAAAATCGTATTAATTGGATTGTAGATACGATACGTAGCCGTTTGAGATTAGATGGCGTTCATCAATTAACGATACCTGACATTTTCACCTTTGCCGTAATGCATAAATTGGTTGATGAATTACCTGAGGCGATATTATGTCGAATATTAGATTGGCCAGAGAAATCCAAAGAACGCAGAGTACATGGCGGTTTTCCTGAAGCGGATATTGTTCCTGGTGAAGTATCAGCATTAGACGCCATGAATACGCGATTAGATACGATAAAGCCGGTGATTAACGTTATTGTCGATCCTGAGCCACCAGCGTCATTTCTTTTGAAACCTAAAATGCAACGTTGGGAAAATACCAAATGGCTCCAATGGGTGAAAACTCAACCGTGTTGCGTGTGTGGGCAACAGGCTGATGATCCGCATCATATTATTGGTCATGGCATGGGAGGAATGGGCACAAAGGCTCACGACTTATTCACCATTCCATTATGTCGTATTCATCATGACGAATTACACCGTGACCCAAAACAATGGGAAGCCACTCACGGTAATCAACTCGAATTGTTATTTCATTTTTTAAACCGCTCATTAGGTATCGGTGCATTTATTTAACGTGTGTACGGCACAAGGAGTATTAGGCATGAGAGATATGCAGGAAGTTTTATCGCGTTGGGGAGCATGGTCAGCAAATGAGGGTAATAGTGTGGATTACTCATCAATAGCTGCAGGGTTTAAAGGTCTAATACCTCCATCATCTAGTTCACGTATTGCGTGTAGTGATGACGACGGATTATTAATTGATAGTGTAATTACCCATTTAAAACGAACTAGAAAAGAAGATGAGTTGGAATTAATTGTTGCTCATTATATTTATGGGGTATCAAAACGTCGTATTGCTAAATCATGGAAAGTGAGTGAGGGACGTATTAGACAGCAAATGCAAGTGGCTGAGGGATTCATTGAAGGCTGTTTAGCTATGTTAAATGTTCCTCTTGAGATGGATATTGAAGTAATGGAATCACCCGGAATTATTAATTCAAAAAAAGTATTAGTGCGCTACGCAAAAACAATGTTAGTGTGATAAGAGTAGATTTTGTGTTACGCATCCTATCGATTAAGACCTCGCTTCGGCGGGGTTTTTTGTTATCTGAATTTAGACAATGGAAATTTAGTTAAGTAATGATTTTTTTCTATACTTAATTAATAAGTTTTGTTTTCTTTAATTTATAAATAAGGAGTGTTAATGACAACTACCGTAAAGCTTGTAGCAAAGTAAATAAATACTATCTAAATGAAGTATATCGCCAGTAAATTGGCATCAAATCAAAAACGAAAACGTTATTGTTTAATCTAGGAAGGATAAAAATATTATGGGACAAAAAGAAACAGCAACACAAATTTGGACTTACTTAATTGGGTGTGGATGGTCAAAAACCGCTGTAGCCGCTCTTCTTGGCAATATGCAATCTGAAAGTGGGATCATTGCTGATAGATGGGAAGGTGATATTGTCGGCAATATGAATGGCGGTTATGGGCTTGTACAATGGACACCTGCAACTAAGTTCATTAATTGGGCTAAATCAAATGGCTTAGACTATCGTGATGTCATTTCCCAGTGTAAGCGGATTGAATGGGAAGTTAAAAATAATCAACAATTTTCTTGTCCATCGATGACATTTTATCAATTTAAAGTAAGCACTGATTCCCCTGAAAATTTGGCGAATATTTTCATAAAATATTATGAAAGACCGGCTAATCCAAATCAACCAGCCCGTGCCCAACAAGCGAGATATTGGTATAATTTACTTCAAGGTGTAAATCCAACACCAAAAGTAAAAGTTATCGATTGGTTTAATAAGCATAGAGGACATATTACCTATTCTATGGATGGTTCCAGAATAGGTACTGATGGTACAGCAGATTGTTCTGGTAGCATTGTTATTGCCTTAAAAGAATCTACCGGCGTACCTTTTCAATATGTCTATAATACCGTGACTTTGGGTGGTTACTTGGCAAAATGTGGATATTCTCGTGTGTTAACAGGTAATTCAAGTGGTTCTAATCTGAATCAAGTTAAGGACGAAGATATTATTCTGTTGTCTTGTGGTAACTCCATGGCTGAATCTGGAGGTGCTGGTGGGCATACGGGGGTTATTAGCGGTGGAGGTAAAAATATCACCTCGACTTGTTATTATACCCAAGGTGAAAAAAATACGGCGATACAAGATATTACGCTGAACAGAGATTATTTAACCTATGATGGATTTAAATATTATGAAGTTTGGCGCCCATCAGGCACACCAAATCCAGGTCCTAATCCTACACCTATAGAATTTTCGACAAATGTTCACTATGGGTTGCGGGTTCTTGGCGGCTCTTGGTTAGGTGAAGTTACAAACTTTAATAATGTTGATTCTAATGGATTTGCTGGTCTTCCTTATAATCAACATGACATGCTATATATTAAAGTTGATCAAGGTACGGTGAAATATCGCACCCACTCCGCTAAAAGTGGTTGGTTATCATGGGTAACGCAGGGTAATCCCAATGATCTTTACAATGGTTGTGCAGGGAATCCAGGAGAAGCTATTGATGGTGTACAAATCTATTACACTACACCAGCTGGAAAAACACTTTCTCAATGTTACTATCGTTCTCAAACCACAGCTCGAAGTGGATGGCTAGGTGTCTGCTGTGATGATGGAACATCAATATCAGGATTTGATGGTTGGGCTGGTATGTTTGGAGAGCCTTTAGACCGTTTACAAATTGGTATTTCAACAAAAAATCCGTTTTAA